TTCTTAATCTCGGTTGTAATCATTTTCTATATATGTTTTAATGTCTTCCTATAGGCTTTCGTAGCCTGCATTACTGTAATCCGGCATCTCGTACTCTACTTCGTCTTGATGCTCTTCTATCGGCACTTCCTCCGCCTCTATTGCCTCCTCCGTTCCCGGCGGCGCTTCGTGGCGGATTATGCCTAATTTCCGTATCTCTCTACTGTTGACGTAACTGTTGAAGTCGGCAATCTTCTTGCGCTGTTCTACGAATATAGCCTTGTCTTCATCGGTCTGCTCGGCGCTCGCTGTGTTGTACGTCCCCACATTCTGCAGCTTATCTATCAGCAGGTCGTTTTGGTATATGTACACATCGGTTATCTCGCCTTGCTCGTCTGTAAGATAGTATGCCTCTACCTTGTAGTTGTTCGGCGCAAGCATATCTAATGCCTCGGTCTTACTCAGCCACCAATCGGTATATCCAACCCGACAGTAGCTGTTGCGCCGGATGCTCGTACTCACATGCTCGCCAACATATCTTGCAAATTTAGCTTTGTCAAGCGGCTGCAGCGTCGGATTGATATTCGCCTCAAGCACCTGCCATCGAGTCATACCGGGGTACTTCTTCTGATTCGGATGCAGCGAATTGTTGAACTGCCTGATGTCTTCAATATCGTCGGCAATAAGCTCGTCCCATGTGTAGTAGTTCTTCTCTACATACGTATCATTCGCCTCATCAAACACCTTCTTGCTCTCGGTGCGATACTTCGGATTCATCGCATAGAAGCGTCCGATGCCGATGTGATTGCGATGCTCTATGCTTCGCTTCTTCGCCCCGTTGAAGTTCTCCGCATGCTTCTCTTGTGAGTTCTCCGGAGCACAAAATCTTACAAACGGGAACACCACTCCGGCGCGCAGAAAGTTGTCCTTCCATTGGCTCATCAAGTGATTCTCCACCTCCACCTCTGCCGGACAGCCCCAGCCATTTCTATCAAGTAGCCTGAGCATATTTCGGAACATCTCAACCACCAAGTCTATGTTCTTCGAGCGATTGTAGGCATATCCGATGCAACATTGACTCGTTACATCATACGCATAGTATGCCTTCGGACGCGCCTTGGTGTCTTTAAGCTTGCGCGGTAAGTCGCGGTCATCAAACGTTACCTTCGACAACGAGAACTCTCCGCTGTGGCGGTGCATGTGCGGCATCGACTCGTGCATGAACGTCGTGAAGCTGTTCAACTGGTGCTCTATTAGTACGCGATTTTTCGGTTTGTTTAAGTAATTAGCTATCGTGCTTTCGCTCAACACTTGCGGCTCTCCGTTCTTATCCGTGAAATCATCAGGATTGAACGCCTCGCCGGTCTCGGGGTCATATACATCTATCTCCCCGCACACAAACGCGTTGTATAGCTCTTGCACATTCGTGTTGAAAGGACGGTTGGGCAACACTGCTATGCCCAATATCAGGCGCTCGGTCTTATGGTCTACCTTGCGCGCTGACTGATTGCCAAACTTGCCGCTGATCAGACACCCATAGCCCTCTCGCTTGTATTCGGCAACCTTCTTGCGAAATCGTAACGGTGACGTCGGCAACGTGTGCCCGTACTGCTTGCGCAAGCTCTCTATCACTGCCGCCATCTTCTCCCAATCATAGCTCCGCCCGGTCAACCTCTGTGCCGTAGCCGCTCTGTTGTAGAGCTTGATGCAGCAGTTTAGCACTGACGCATTCGTCACGTACTCTCTCGCTTTATCCTCCGGCAGCTGCATCCCACACTTCTCCGGCGAGAAGTAATACGCCACTGCCGATTGGTCTATCTCGTAGTTCTCGCGTACCCAGCCCTCGAGCATCACTTGCTTCGCATCTGGATGCTTCTGATTCACATCTTCCCGATAGCGCGTCGGCAAACTCTCCACAACGACAAGCGCATAGTTACCAAGCCCCTTGCCCGCACGTGCTACCTCAAATCGCCCAGCTGCCGACAATCGCTTATAGTTGGGCGCACTCATCACACCCTCGTCTATAAGCTCTCGCATTGATATGCACAATTTACCATTGTAGAACTCCATAGCCGACTCACTATCTTAACGCCCCTGCGTAGGCTTGTATGTTATTGATTTCCGACACCATCACCTTGTCATAATGGCGCACCGTATTTCCCTTGAAGATGACATCGCACGTGCCGCGCTCTTTGCTCATCTCCAACATAGCCCCGTTCGGCAGATATTGACGCATATAATGGTCTGCATCGTGGAACGTCTCTATCTCCAACAATTCCACAATCTGATGGCAGCCTTGCTTCAACGCTGCCCGGCGAATACGCTTCGCCAAATCACTGTCTGAATCATACGCCAGCGCTTTATGCACCATGCGCTCCGTGCAGCCGAATACCTTCATCAGCTTCATCCGTTCTGCCGTCGTTGATGTTATTCTCTTTTTCATCGTATTGAATGTTTTAGTTATTTTCTTATCTTTGAGGCTGATTCTAAACCGAACAACCATGAATGATATTGATTTCCTTTTACTGAAGTCTCAACATGAAGCCTTGCGAACTTACTTCTGCTCTCTACTCAAGACTATAATGAATGGTGATGTCGACAGAGTATGGCTCGCTAAATTTCTGCTTTGGAGGATCGAACGAGAAAATCTCGCTCCATTGTCATGTACAACTCAGCTCTCGTCTCCTGAGAAAGCACGGATACATCGCCGACGCTTTCAATTGCAAGTCCTGATGGATGTAGCTTATATCCGGGGACACCTTGAAGAATTTCGCATACCCTATCGAATCTCGCGGCACGACGCTGCGCAAGCTGAGCGTGTGTTCTCTCAATCATCTGACGGCACGGAGCAGACGATGCTTCCGCTGATTGACAAACTGTTCGATTAATAATAATTACCATAACTCTATTCTTTAGTTATTTATTCATTTTCCTGTTTATCGCTCTCTCCGTCATCGCAAGATGGTTGTCGCACGCTATCAGCGCTTGATACACCTTATATGTCGTTAGCTCGTAGTCATCATGCGTTGCCTCTACATCGCCAAGCACCTTGCTTATCTGTTCGCGGTATTCGTGAATCTTCTCCTGAATGATTCCCAAGCTCCGCACTGCTTCGTTTTCTGATGATATTTTCATACGGTCTCTTTTTTTCTATTTGTGAGCGATACCGGATTCGAACCGGTCTCCTGCCTCTCGGCATATTCTTCCACTGAACCAATCGCCCTGCGATGCTTGGTTAACCACGCCAAACATCTTTCTGTAGAGAAATATCAATTATTAACTAAATTATCGACTCACGTCGTTTTTCATCATACTTACGTCTTACATGAATATGAAAACTTTTTATCAGTCTCAACTTTTTCAGCACTCTCTCTTGAGTAACTTTTTTATCCTGTAACATCCCTATTCCCCATTTTTTTCGTATCTTTGGGCGTGTTCCGTACTGAACACGCTGCAAATTTAGTACACAAAACGTAAACTTCCAAATTTTTAAACGAAAAAATTTACATTATGAAAACTTTTTCTTCGAGAGATATATTAAATAGGCTCAAGATTGCACTCCAAATATCCACAGATAATGAGCTTGCAAACCATATAGGGGTGAGCAAAGCCACAATTTCAAATTGGTGTACACGCAATTCTTTAGACTTCTCGCTATTGTTTTCGTTTTGTGAACACATAAATCTTGACTGGCTAATAACTGGGAAGGGTTCTATGATGGATGCCAGCGAGTCTATTGTGGCTACTCCGGCTAACATCGTGGATGACGGCATCCCCTTGATACCATTCGAAGCCATGGCTGGCGTATTCCGAGGCGAAGTGTCTGTCAATGAGTCCCAATGCGACCGCCTCCTTATCCCCGGCGTTAAAGCTAACTTCGTCATCCCTATCTCCGGCAACAGCATGGAACCACGCTACTACAGCGGCGATATGGTAGCCTGTCAGTCTATGGCGCTCGATGACGTCTTCTTCCAGTGGGGTAGAGTATATGTCGTCGATACCGACCAAGGTGTCCTCATCAAACGTGTCACCCCGGGATCTTCCCACGACACCATCACCCTCGTATCTGAGAACGCCTTTTACACACCATTCGAAATACCACGCGAATCTATCTACCATATCGCCCTCGTCAAGGCTCTCGTGCGCATCGAATAACCCCTCATCGCAGCCCCTGCCGGTGCGCCGTTTTGGGGTGTCACCCCCTCCAATTTAGACCCAATTTACTAACACATTGACAATCAATCATGTGATAAATTGAAGTTGTTAAAATGCCATGTACGTTTACCCCACATATACCCCCCTCTTTTTAACATTTAAACTCGAAATATACCACTTTCCCTTACCCCTCTTTTGTATGCCAAAAAACACGAAAATGTAACCCTAACAAATCGTAAGTGTAACCCTAAACTGTAACCCTAAGTGTAACCCTAAACTCAAAAATCGCCAAAAATCGCCAAAAATCGCCTATTTCGAACGTTCGAACGTTACACCACGAACAGCCCGCTGATGCCATCCATCCGAACGCCAATTTAAGCCCGTTTTAGCCCCATTCCAACGGTAATCTAACGAACATACTGCTGACGTCAGCAAAATGCGTCAGAACGCCTTAAAACAGTCATTTACCGCTCCGCCAAGGCACAAAAAAAGGCGCAACGCGCCTCAAAACAGCCCCGTCACACCATCCCGTCAGATCAATTAAAACACCGGTCCTCAAAACCGTTCGAACGGCAAAACAAACATAAACCTTCGAGCCTTCGAATTAAACCAAAAATAAACCAAATTAAACGCTTCGTTTTACGCCGCCTCTCAAGCCAATCAACGCTAACTCCCACACACTCAACCCTCTAACCCCAAAATCCCATCATCCCAAAATATCCGCTTCGTTTTGTGCCTCATACGATGTCCTCTTTGTTTTCAATGATTACAGACATCGTGCGGTCTTGCTTATCGAGTTCCGCTTTAGTCCATGCCTTTTCACGGACACTGACAAATTCACAGAATACGCAGTAGGCAGCCCATAGCATAGAAAACGCGGGGAACGGCACAACAACGCACGTGATGAGGTCAACACACACCAATACAAGGTACGGCGAGAAGTATTTTTGCGCCTTTGCGC